ACAAGTGGTGCTAGCGCAAATAGACACACATGGGAGGACAGGGAAAGGCGTAGAATACTGGGTGGAGGGACAAAGGAAGAGTGGTGACCCAAACACATCTGTTGGAAACACGATCCTTAACATATTGACACACATTTATCTCCTAAGTGGAAAAGGTGAGTGCAAGGTGGGCGATGTGCTGGATGACTACAGCCTCATGGCTATTGGTGATGATATACTCATTACCTCTAGGTATGACCCAATAAAGCCACCAAAATTCTACGTTGAACCTTTACTAGCCACTGAACATTTCCTTGAGCTTGGGTTCAAAGCCAAGCTTAAGGTTACGACTCACCCGTATGAGGTGGAGTTCTGTAGTGCTATATTCCTACCTAGTTCTGTTGGCTTGATATTAACACCTAAAGCCGGTAGAATCCTGACACAAGCAGGCTGGTCAACTTCAATTCGACCAGACAAAAGGGCTTGGGTCAAGACGGTGTCAGAGTGTTTGTTGCATACATGCAATCACCACCCATTGCTTAATGCTCTGTTAGCCAATATGTTTTCCCAGGCAAAGAAAGGAAAGGGAGACAAGATGGCAAGACAACAAATGGAGCATAAGATTTTAGCCTCAACAAGAGGTGAAACCACTCCAGATACATGGTTGTGGTTAACCTTGAGGTACACTGTTACACGCCCGCAAATAGAAACCGCGATGGAGAGATTGCGAACATTGCCTATGCAATCCGTGATAGGAGACACAACACTATCACGCATCGTGGAGCGAGACGTATGAGCTCGTTGTGGGACGCGCCAAAGCAAATACCTGAGTGGCGACTTGGGGCGCGTTAAAGCCATCCGGGATTAAATTATGCCACCCAAAAGGAAAACAAAGAAGAAGCGCAGCAAGGTTGCGCCAAACAATGAGCTTGCTGCTCTCCGGAAACAGGTTCGTCAGCTGTCCGTGAAAGCATCAACCCCATTTCAACATGTCGGGAGCACCATAGGAAACGGCATAGGATCTCTCTTCGGCAATGGTAATATTGGAAGAGGAATCGGCTCTTGGATTGGGTCTGGTGTTGGCAAGATTTTTGGATCTGGGGCTTATACTTTGGAAACAAACTCTTTGTTCAACAACAAGACAGGCTCACAAGTTCCGTTCATGCACTCAGATGATGGGTCAGTAAGACTCAGACATAGAGAGTATTTGACGGACGTAGTTGGTTCAACTAACTACACCCAAACTACGTACAGCGTCAACCCTGGGATGTCAACATCCTTCCCGTACTTATCAGCTATTGCTTCGCAATTCGAGGAATACGAGATAAAAGGGTTGATATTTGAGTTCAAGTCAACATCAGCTGATGCACTTAACTCAACTAATACCGCGTTGGGAGTTGTAGCGATGGCTGCACAATATAGGGC